CAGATCTTGGTGCAGGATTCGATGAACCTGTGTGCCAGATTTAACGACGCCGTGGCCGCACTTGGATCCGAATGGACTGCCGCCCAGTTCGATGCCATAAAGGGAATATCAGACACGCTTTGCTTTATCCCCGACAGCGAGGTGCCGAAAGAGGGCGAAATATACGCCCCCGGCACTATGGCAGTGATGAAGAACGGGCGCGAGGCCATAAACAGGGGATTCCGCGTTGTCGTGCGCGAGATTCCGCTTGACAACGGAGAAAAGAAGAACGACCCCGACAGCTATTGCACCAACCCTGCAATCCTTGCTTCTCTCGAAGAACAGGATTTTGTGCTGTGGTATGCCGAGAAAGCATTTCGTGCGCCCGTCACGCAGTTGGGGCGCACCGAGGTTATAAAGGAGATATGCGCAATGCTCGCCGCCATCGAGGACGCGACACTCGCCTCCATGTACCTCGAACAGCTTATTAAGAAATACAAGGAGCGGACGGCGTGGAAACTCGCCTACAACTCGGCGCAAATGCGCAAGCGCAGCGATTCGGGCACGGAGGGTGCCGGGAGCGAGAACGAGCGCGACCTTTTCAGCAGATACGGATTCTTCATCGCCAACAACTGTTACTGCACATACGGCAAGCAGAGCGAGGTCATACGCCTGTCGAACTTCGTACTGGTGCCGATGTACGACATTCCCGATGAAGGCTCCATGACGCGCCTCTACAAGATCATAAATGACCTCGGACACGACGCCATAATACCGTTGGAGCCGGACGACCTCGTGAACCTCGCACTGTTCCGCAAGAAAATAAACATCGCCGGGCGTTATGTGTGGCTTGGCAAAATCGACGAGCTTATGCGCGTCGAGGAATACATATTCAGAAAAAGCGAATCGGCAAAACGAATACGCACCCTCGGCTGGCAGCCGGAGGGTTTCTTCGCTTACGGCGATGGAATTTTTACCGACCGCTTTATCCGTGTCGATGAGATAGGTATGGTGAACCTCCCCGGACACGGCATTTTCTATTTGCCTGCCTTTTCGGTGATGTACCGCGACAATCGCCTGCGCTTCGCTTTCGAGAAGTCTTTCACCTATACCCACAAGGCCGACGTGTCTATGGCAGAATACCTGAAACTGTTCGTGGAGGTGTTCGGCGACAACGGCAAGGTGGCCGTGGCGTTTATATTCGCCACATTGTTCCGCGATTTCATCTTTGAAATGTTCGAGTTTTTCCCGATTTTCAACATCTTCGGCAAACCGCAATCGGGAAAGAGCCAGTTGGGTAAGGCCATGAAAGGCTTCTTCACCAACTCATACAAGCCCATAAACTACGAGGGCGAAACATACCCGGCAATCAACAAGGCACTGGAACAGACCGCAAACTGCCTCGTGCATTTCGACGAATACAAGAACTCTATCGAGTGGCGAAAGGTCGAACTGCTGAAATCAATGTGGGACGGCGTGGGGCGCGGAAAGATGAAAGACGGCGACGTGGAGCGCGTGAACGTCAACTGCGGAGTTATTCTATCGGGTCAGGAAATGCCGACTATCGACCCGGCACTGTTCACCCGTATTCTCCACGTTACCGTAAACAAAACTTCCTACACACTGGAGGAACGCCGCCGCTTCGCCGACCTTATGGAACTGAACCGCCGCGGCGTGTGCCACCTCACTATGGAGGTGATCGCGCACCGCGACCGCTTCGTTCAGGACTTCCCCCATTTCTGCGAGCTTGCACGTACCGAGGTGGTGAACCGCATCGCAAGAACAGGCAAGACAATCTCCGACCGTATGTATATGAACTGGGTTGTCGTTCTCGCCTCCTTCTGGACGCTTGAACGCATACTGCCGGTGCCGTTTTCCTATGAAAACCTGCTCGACATCTGCATGGAAATGTTGCTCGACCAACATTCCATTACGGAGCGGTCGGACGAAGTGGCATCGTTCTGGAACTTCGTTCATGTGCTGTATCAGGAGGGGCGGCTGTATCAGGAGGGCGACTACCGCATCAATTACTGCGTGTCGAGCCTACGGCTGCACGGCGTTTCGGAAACACGGGAATTTTCAGAGCCGAAGAATATTCTCATCATACGCGACCGCCGTATCATTCAGCATTATCAGACCGACAAGGCGCGCTCCACCAAACAGCTTGTGCTGTCGGAGGACGATATGCGCAAGTATCTTGAACGCTCCGCGCCATGCCTCGGAATCGTAAAGCGCAAGTTCTACAAGATGAACCAGTACGGACAGCCGGTTAAGGAGATCGGCGACGGCGGCACCGTTGGCCGTCAGCTTTACGATGTCGATACCGCACTGGCTTTCGACTACGACCAAGTGCAGCAGCTTTATCACCTCTACCTCACCGCCGACACCTCGGCTATGACGGAGGAAGAATTGAAAGAGTGTGAAAATCAACAAGATAAGCCTCCGGCAAGCGGCAACGCTCAATCAAGGCTTCCTTTTTGATTTTTTCTGAAAATCTTATGAAATCCGCAAGTTACCACAGCCACCGCCGCCACCGCGCTATAAATCAACAGCTTAAATACAGCAATCAATGACAACCGCATCGCCACCGCACGCCACCGTTTGCCGATTTTGCAACCGGCAGCAACCGTTTTCTCTTATTTTTCTCTTTTTGAAAAGAAAGAAAAATATCATAAAAACGTGGCTTCGTGGGGGTTGCTTCGGCATACCTTCGGCGGTTGCGCGGTTCCGGCGGTTACTCCCGGCATATACTGGTTTTGAAACAAAAACATCAACACAATAACATTTCCGAATATGAACGACTTCCTTATTTATCTTCCGCTCGAAAACTTCATGGCGCAGTGGTTCAGGCACCGGCACGGCGGTTCCCCATATACCGTGCGACTTGTGCGCGGCAGCGTGGAATCCAAACGCCTCAAGGCGTTGTTGGACGTGCCGCCCTCCGGCTTTGTTCCTGCTCCGCCCCCACAGGGCTGCGTGGCCGTGGCGATTCCCTCTTTCCCGGCAAAAGACCCCCGGCAGTTCAACTATGTTTCGCCGCAGGGGATTAACGCTCTCGTGGAAACGCTGCGCGACCTTTTCGACCTCGAACTTCACGACTATTACGTCAAGACCTATATAAAGGGTTCACGCATCGACTATATGATAGAGGCGTGGATGGAACTGCACGGCATCGAGTTCAACGATACTAACTACAACTCGGTAAAGAAACGCCTCGACCGCGTGAGGAAGAAAATATATGTCAAGAGGCACCGCGACAAGGAAAAGGGTGCCGAATCCGGCGTATAACCCGTAAAAATCAATAAAAATCGTACCGAGTTCAGGGCGGTTTCATACCGCACGACACATCGGTAACAACTGTAACATCATCAATATCTGTAATCTTATGTCAGAAACGACGAAACTTTGTACCGGCTGCAACCGCGAGTTGCCGCTGGAAGCATTCGGCAGAATGGCTTCGGCTCCCGACGGCCTAAGCTACCGATGCAAGGAGTGTGTGAACGCGGCGAAACGCGAGTACCACCATTCCCGAAAGAAACTGAAAAGAGTGTTCACCAATCCCGACCTCGCGAACTTCACGCCCCGGCAGCTTATCGACGAGCTTAAGGCACGCGGTTATTCGGGCGAGTTGAAGATAACGCAGACTATAAAGGTATGAAATCGCCGCTCGTTCCATCACTGTCGCTTCCCGGTATCCGTTTCATCGGTGTTGTGGACTGCGAGAAGTTGCAGCCCGACCTGCGCGAAGCCTCGCTTGCCGGACTTACTGTCGCGGCACATACCGCTGTCGAGGAAGTGCCGTTTGTCAACGCTACCGTCGAGGCGGTCAGCGAGTGCAGCCACGGTGCCCCGATGGAAACGGCCACGCTGAAATTCCGAACATCGAAATTTCTGCGCATAGAAATTCAACTCGGTTTTGTCGTTACCGACATCTCCGGCCAATCGTGGCTCATCGGAGCGGCGGAGCCGCCTTTCCCGAAAGTGTCGCTCACCCGAAAGACGGGGTTGCCCGGAGGCGACCCCGCCGTCTGGGAGATTGAGGTGAAAGCGGTAGGGCAACGCGCGCTTTTGCCCTGTGTGTTCTGAAAGGGTGGCTTGCGCCGACCCTCGGAGACCGGGGCTTTCTTCTCCGGCGGTGGAACACTCCGCTGTTATCCGCAGCCGTACATTTGCGGTCATAACCGGCATGGACGGAGCCGCAATGTCGCCCTGTTGTCGGTATGGCGTGGCAGTCATCGGTTGCCGCGCTTCCCCGTCGGGGGTGCCGCAGATGCAGTCGTGGCCGTTCCCTCCATTATGGAACATCTGTATCGGTGTCGGCAGGGCAAGCCTTTTCCGTCAATGTGCGGTAATAATGCCGGTGCCGCGAGGTCTGCCCTATATGATGCCGTCGTATTGCCGTATATGGCGTATGTGCGGTTTACCTGTTTGGCCGGACACGGTGCCCGGTTCTGCCCCCGTTTGGTTCGGGCGGTGTGGTGGTGCTGTCGGGCTGTCGGATTCCCGACGTTGAGGCCGGCAGACTCCCTTTCATTTTTGAATCCGGGGCATGAATGATTCCGCGCGCTTCCTTTTCCGCCGCAAAGTTAACATCTCCCTGCGGCGCGTCAAGGCTAAAATGCATCTTTCTGAAAATCTTCCTCTTGCAGAGCGTATTTCCCGTGCAGAGCCTTGTCTTGGTACACCGCCGGGGGCAACTTTTGGGGCAGCGTAAAAGGAAGTGCTTTTACACGAAATCATTCATCAAACCCCAAATCCAAACAAGACATGAAAGAAATTCTTAAATCAGACCTCACTCTGCGTCAGGAAATCATCGACCGCCTCGAAGAACTCGGTTACACGCCCGAATCGCTGCGCGAGGCAATCACCGAACACGAATCCGACTACCGCGACGGTAATCCGTCGCTCTACTGCGGCACATACGCAAAATACAACGACGGCGACCTCTCCGGCCTGTGGATTGACCTCTCGACTTTCGACAGCTACAAAGACTTCATCGACTTCTGCAAGGCTTACCATGTCGACGAGGAAGACCCGGAGCTGATGTTCCAGGACTACGAGAACTTCCCTCGTGAATGGTACTGCGAAAGCTGCATGGGGGAGGAAACTTGGGATAAAATAGCCGAATATATCCGGCTGACGGAAAGCCACAACAAGGAGGCCGTGGACGCTTTCATGGAGTGGGGAGGCGAAAGCATCGACCACTTCGAGGACTGCTTCTGCGGCGAGTGGAAAGACGAGGAAGATTTTGCGCAGCATATCATCGAGGACTGCTACGACCTCGACAGTCTGATGGGCAACCTCGCAGGGTACTTCGACTATGCCGCCTTTGCACGCGACCTGTTCATGTGCGACTACTATATGGATAACGGCTATGTGTTCCGCCGATATTGAGCCGTGAAAGCCTCTCTCCCTCCGAGGGTCGGCGTAAGCCGGCCCTTTATTGACACTTGTTTTTCACACAGATAATTCGTAATTTTGCACTTACAATGGAAATTATCAACACCTCTCAATCCGAATGTTCGGACATTCTTTATGCTGCAAAAGCGATAAAGAGTGCCATAATCGAAAGTCGATATATTACGGCGAAATTGGTTAACAAGGAAATTGTTACCCTATATTATAATATTGGCCGCTTCATATCGGCGCGCTCACGTTTAGGGCATTGGGGAACAAATGCCATATCTCGGCTATCCGCCTTGCTGTGTCAGGAATTGCCCGGACTTCGGGGATTTTCTGAATCCAATATAAAGAATATGCGAATATTCTTTGAAGAATGGCAGAGCGTCTTTGAAAATCGGCAGTTGCCGACTGCCGATTTGGTGGCGGCTGATAATGCTGATTTTGAAAATGTTATAAATCGGCAGTTAACGACTGCCGATTTAACCGCACAAGAAATGGCGGACTTTTTAAGCGTCGCTTTCACACATCATCGTGAGATTATCCGTAAAACCGACACTTTGAAAGAGCGTCTGTTTTACATACATAAATGTGCTTCCGAATTTTGGCCGGTCAAAAGATTGCTTAAAGCACTGAATGAAAATCTTTTTGGAAGTAAAGACATTACATCTACAAATTTCCCTGCCTTGATTGACAGCGAAATATTGCGCCGTAGGGCGTTGCAGTCATTCAAGGATAATTATGTTTTTGATTTCGTGGAAATTGAAGATGAAGAAGATTTGATTGATGAGAAAATCCTTGAAGCCGAAATAGTCAGAAATATTAAAAATTTCATTATGGCTTTCGGTCAGGATTTTGCTTTTATGGGAAACCAGTACAGGCTGAATGTTGACGGGCAGGATTATTTTATTGATCTACTGTTTTATCATCGCGGTTTGCGCTGTCTTGTCGCCATTGAACTGAAACGGGGTGCTTTCAAAGCTCCGTATGCCGGTCAGCTCAATTTGTATCTAAGCGCACTTGACGAATATGTAAGGCACCCCGACGAAAACCCCTCTATCGGGATTATTCTCTGTAAGGAGAAATCGGACAAAACGGTAGAGTTCGCTTTCAGAAATATGACTTCTCCTATGGGTGTGGCAACATACACTTTAAGAAAGGAACTGCCGGAGGAATACAAGAATGCTTTGCCAAATCCCGATGATTTGAAGCAGTTACTATAACACATATTTTGAACATATCAAAGCGCAGCCATTCGTCGGTTGCGCTTTTTTTGCGTCTTTTCCGTGAGGAAAAGGCTTATATACTTTTGTGGCAAACAACGATTAAGCCATGCCACAACCTAAATACAACCTGCATCTGAAAGGCTTCGTCGGAGGCTATGACTTCGACCGCGATTATGTGGACTACATTCTCGCCAAGAACGCCGACAAGCCCGTGAACGTGCTGATTGACAGCACAGGCGGCTCACTCGCCACCGCGCTTTCAATTTCTTCCGCTTTCAGGCGACACGGCGACGTGTCGGTGCATTTCGTCGGCATGAACGCCTCCGCTGCCACCATCGCTTCGCTAGGTGCTAAGCACGTCAGCATCGACACCGCCGCGTGGTACCTCGTGCATAAATGCTCCAACGAGTTTTTCAAGTGGTCGAGCCTCAACGCAGACCAGATGGCAGACCTCATTTCCGCGCTCGAAAGGCAGAAAGCCGACCTCGACAAACTCGATGCCGGGATTGCCGCGATGTACGCCGCCAAATGCCGCAAAGACCCCAAGGCTCTGCTCGACCTGATGAAAGTAGGCGGCTGGCTCTCGGCAAAAGAGGCTCTTGAATGGGGTTTTGTCGATGAAATCACCGACGAGCCGGAGGACACCGCCCCCAAGCTCACCGATTCCACGGCCTCGGCGATGGCCGCTGCCGGTATGCCTATCCCCAATATACCCGTGGCGGACAGGGAGAGCGGCATCGCAAAGTTCTTCGCCGCCATCGCCGCCATGTTCCGCAACGGCAATGCTGAATCTACCGAAACCAGTAACCAATCCAATAATCATCAAATGTCTACAATTATTCTCCCTGCCCTGTGCGCCGCCCTCGGCCTCGATGCCGTCGAGCTTGCCGGTGATAAGGCCGACGCCAAACTGTCGGTGGCGCAGCTTGCAGTCATTGACAAGGCACTATCCGACAACGCCGCCGCTGTAAAGGCCAAAGACACCGAAATCGCAACCCTCCGCGCACGTGTCGCAGAACTCGAAAAGAAACCGGCTGAAAGCACCTCGGCAATCGTCAGCGACGGCCACGCCTCCGGCGACAAGCCCGATTCGCCGATGGACGCTTTCACCGCCTCGGTCAGACGCGCCCGCGAGATCTACGACCAACTGCCGTAAGCCCGGCTCCGCGCTTCTTCCCTCATTAACCAAATTTCAAGTACATTATGCCCGATTTACTTCACTCTATCCAAATCACAGACCCCGACTATGAAAAGGCGGCTATCCAGTGGAAAAACGATTTTCTGCTTATGCCGCTGTTCGCCTGTGAGGACGCCCTGAAATATATGCAGGGTATGCCCGGCGTTACCGCGCCGACCAAACTCCCCTCCGTCGAGGGCGCGGGGCAGTTCGCGCCATACCGCCGCGACCGCCGCAGCGCGTCGGCCACTAAGGTTGGCTACCGCGAAGTTACCTCGTATCTCGGCAACGTGCGCGAGGACTTCGAGCCTCTGGAAATTATTCAGACGCTTTTGGGGCGCGGCACAGCCACCCTCGGCGACGCGCAGATGCAGGCTCCTTCGGCACGCCTCGTTATCGCCGCCGTCATGCGCTCCCTCGGCCATCATCTGCACGAGGTTCTTTTCACCGCAAAGCGCAACCCCGATGGCGACACCACCGCCGACCTTTTCGACGGCTGGGGAACAATCCTCGACCGCGAAATGGAGTACGGCAACATTTCCGTGGCGAAGAACAACCTCATAGAACTTACCGAAACCATCGACGGCACCAACGCCGTGGACGTGGCCAAGGAGGTGGAGCGCAGTTGCGACCCGCGCCTCCGCCGTCTGCCGAAGTTCCTGTTCTGCGACCCAGATTTTGCAGACCGCTACAACGACGCCTATCTTGTTACGCACAACGCCGTGCCGTATAACAAGAAGTACGAGCAGCCCATTGTCGAGGGCAGCTTCAACAAGACTACGATTGTGCCTCTCGACTGCCTCGCCGGTACCGACAAGTACATCATAACCCCCGGCTCGAATATGCTCTATGCCTACGACAATATGTCCGACCTTACCCGTATGGAGGTCAAACGGTGGGAACCGTGGGCTATGACTATCGCCGCCGCTATGTTCTTCGGCACTCAGTTCCGAAGCATTGACCCCCGTTTCCTCAAAGTCGTAAAACTCAAATCCGCATAACCTATGGCAACCGCAGTTTCTTCCTGCCTCAATATCCAAAAGAGCCTCGCTTGGTGTCAGGGCACCCCCGAATACGCCGGTGTGCGCCGTCGCATCTACTATCTCGCGAAAAGCGAGATTGTGGTGTGGCCGCTCCTTGAACGCGATGCCAACGGCATACGCGCGGCCTCGGCAAAGTACAAGGGCGATTTCACACTCAAAGCCGACGCCAAATGGAAATACATCGACATCTTGCCCGACAAGTCGCAGCTTACTTCCGAGCCGCAGGGCGAGCTTCCTTCGCAGACACAGCTTAACAAGCTCGTCGCCGTTCACCCCGGCGTCGGCGCGGAGGCTTCCGCTGCCGCCGCATACCTCAACAACTCGGACAACGTTTTCATCGTTCAGGACATGAACGACAACTACCGCGTTGTCGGCTGCGACAAGTGGCTCACCAAAACCACCGTAAACCAAGACAACGGGCAGGGCGCGTCGGGTACCACCTCGACCACTATAAACGTGGAGGCTTCCGACGAGGTGCCCGCACCGTTCTACGAGGGCGAGATTATCACCGAGGACGGGATAATCAACCCGAAAAAGGCCGCTTGATATATGGCTTCCCCCTACGACGGCAGCGGCGCGGTGGATTTGGGCGGGATTATCCACGGGGTAGCGACGCCTGAACTCGAAACGCCGACTGCCGCCGTTTTATCTTCCACTCAATCCGGCAAGGATCTTTTCGCCGTAAAGAAACGGCAGGGCTGGGCGCACGACAACGGCGCACGATGCGACTTTCAGAGCCGCCCGATGCTTGCCTACCGCCCCGGTCTTTTCTTCCTCGCCGTTTGGAAACGCAGTGTCTACGGCAAGACCCTCTCGGAAATCAAGGCCGACGATGCGATGATACCCAAAGTGGCCGGAGCCACTGCCGGACTTCTCGCCGAAGTCCTCGGTCATAATCTCGCCGCCGGTGGCTGGGCTGTCGTTACCACCCCGAAACGGCGGCATCTTCAGCACAACTTCGCTTCGCTCGTTGCCGCCGATATCGCCTCGCGGCTCACTGTTCCTTTTTATGAAGATGTCGCGCTCTGCCGGTCGAAACAACGGCTGAACGCGACTTTTGAAATGAATGTATGCCCTGCGGAGCAGAACATTATCGTTTTCGATGATTTCGTTACCACCGGCCAGACGATGCTCTCGATGAAAAGGCTCTTTGAGCCGACAGGCAAGAACCTCGTCTTTATCGCCGGGATTAACAATAAAGCATAATGAACTACCAATTTACCGAAAAACTCGGCGAGTGGCTGCGCCTCAATCCCGACAGCCGCGACTATGCCGCCGGTGCAAAGATGTTCTTGCAGTTGACCGGGCGCGTCAATATGTATAAGAACCTGTTGGCCGCGCCCGATATGCCGCGCCTCGAAGACGAACTGCAAAAGCACTACGACTTCCGCGTTGCCGAACTCACACATGCGCAGGTCGTGGAGATGGACGAAACGGCCGAAACCATTGCCGCCGACAACAATCTGCATACCGAAACCGACGCCGACATTCCGCGCGGCAAACGTGCCGACCACGACGCCCTGCCGCCCGATGTTCAGGCTCTCTATGTCGAGAACCTTTCAGTGCTGCGGCGTATGCGCGAGGTACATCTGCGCCTCCGCACTCTTTCCGACGAAAACACCGTCTGCCCCGACAGCGAGCGTTACCCTTTCCTCAAAGAGTTTATAGCCCTCGATAAGAAATACCGCGCCAACTGGCAGAGATACGACCGATACAAGCCCGAATGAAACGCACCGCCTCCATATCCGAAATCCTCCGGCCTCTCGAAGACGCGCCTTTTCAGGCCTATCTCTCAAATGCCGTGCAGGTGGCCGACATACTGGAATGGGTGCTTGAACAGACCGGCACCGCCGAGGTTTGGCAGACTTCGTTCTCCATTTCCGAGGAATTTCTGCGCCGCCTTTTCTTCCTCAAAAAGAAACGCCCTATCAGCCGCTTCAATCTATTGCTCGACCACAAGGCCACCAACAAGACCGTCAAGCTATGGAGCTTCATCGTGCAGGTCGTTGACCGCACTTTCCTTGCAGACAACCATTCCAAAATCCTTTTGGTGAAGTCGGCAAACGGCGATACCGTATCGGTCGTTACCTCGCAGAACCTCACTCGCGGCAACCGCGCCGAGAGTGCCTTTATCTCCACCTCGCCGGAGATTTTCGCAAACCTCCACGCCTCCGTTCTCGACATCATCGAGTATCACTCCGTACCGCTCAACGACCTCTTTAACCAACGTATCGACAAGGCCAATGAACTCCGATAACATCATATTCACCGAACAGCAGCTTTCGGACATCGAGAAGTATGCAAGCATATATCTCAAAATATCCGACATCGCCGTTATCCTCGACATCGCGCCCGAAGTGCTGCGCAACGCCATAGCGCACCGCGACAGCGAAGTGTCGCGCCGCTATCATCGCGGCAAAGCCATTTCCAAAGTGAAACTGCGCCAACAGGAAATGATGCTCGCGCAGGTCGGTTCGCCCCTCGCGCTCGTCAATACCGCCAACAACCTTTTGGATATGGAAGACGATGAGTAGGAAACAGCCCGACACCCTCGAAGTTTGCCGCCGCTCGCTCTTTGCAGCTAAAGAGGAACTGGACGCGCTTTATACCGAGGCTATGGTACTTCGGGTGCTGCGCATACGCGACCTTTACGCTTGGGTCATTGCCAACCCCGACGCAAAGGATCGCCAGTTTGTCGAGGAACATCTTTACAGATACCGGCTCTCGAAGTTCACCGCATACTCCGACCTCGCAATCATAAAGCAGCTTCTTCCCTCGCTGTCGGCGGCAAGCCGCGACTGGCACCGATGGCGGAGTAATGAAATGTTCCTCGAAACATACTCGATGGCGAAGAAACGCAAGGACACGCGCACTATGGAGCGCGCGGCATCGGCATACGCCAAGTACAACCGCGTTGACCTCGAAGACGAACAGGCCGTGCCGTGGGAGCAGCTTCTTCCGCAGCCTTTCACCGCCACCGACGACCCCTCAGTTCTCGGCATAAAGCCTATCCCCAATCTTCAGGAGAAGATAGACGGCCTGTTGGAGAAATACCGCGCCGAAACGATAGATATTGATGATGTGGACTTCGAGGAAGTAGACCTCGAAGAAAATGTGCTTTTCCCTGACGAAACCGATGCAGCCTCAACCGAAACGGATATACTTTAACCGACCCCAACGCCTCACGCAGCTTATCGCCGCCAATACCACCGTCATAGTCGCAGGGCGGCGCACCGGCAAGACCGACAGCATAGCCGCGCCTTTCGTGCTGCGCAATATGCAGCGAATGCCCGGCTCCACAGGCGGCATCGTCGTGCCGACCTTCAAGCACGGCCTCACCAACACTTTGCCCGGTCTGCTTGCCGCGTGGAAACGATGGGGGTTCATCAACGGCGTTCATTATGTAGTCGGGCGCAGACCGCCCAAATCCTTTGCCAAGCCTATCACCGAGCCGCACGACTACGAACACGTCATATCTTTCTATAACGGCTCCGTCGCAATCATCATCTCGCAAGACCGCCCCGGCTCGTCTAACTCGCTCACCCTGTCGTGGCTGCTCGTCGACGAGGCGAAGTTCATCGACTACGACAAACTCAAAGACGAAACCCTCCCGGCAAACGGTGGCATAAAGTCGCACTTCGGACACCACTCTTTCAATCACAGCGTAATGATCCTGTCGGATATGCCGCAGACCAAGCGCGGCTCGTGGTCCCTCCATTACCGCGAGAAGATGGACTGCGACCTTATCGCCGCTATCGAGGCAACCGTTTACGAGATATGGCGCATCAAAGACCGTATCCGCAAGCTCCGCGCCGCCGACGAGCCGGTGCCCGGCTACCTCCGAAACCATCTGCGCCGCCTCGATCGCGCACTCAATCAGATGCGCTCCGTGGCCGTCTACTATAAGGAATACTCCAGTATCGAGAACTTGCAGCTTCTCGGCGAGAACTACATTAAGCAGATGAAACGCGACCTTACGCCCCTTACATTTCAGACCTCGATACTGTGCCAACGCATAGGAATTGCCAAAGACGGTTTTTATTCCTCGATGCGGGAGCGGCACAAATATAACGCCAACGATAACGAATACCTCGACACCCTCGGCTATGATGCCGACTTCTCGACGCTCGACTGCCGCGCCGATACCGACGTCAATCCGCTTGCGCCCATCTGCATAGGCATGGACTACAACGCAAACATCAACTGGATTGTGGCCGGTCAGCCCTCCGGCAAGCGGCTCAACGTCATAAAATCCTTTTATGTCAAGTTCGAGCGAAAGCTGCCTGAACTTGTGGCCGACTTCTGCGCCTACTATGCCTCGCACGAGAACAAGACCGTGGTATTCTATTACGACAGTACGGCGTTGGGAGGCAACTATGCCGTCAACGAGCAGGATTTCCGCTGGGTCATTATCCACGAGTTCGAGAGGCACGGGTGGCGCGTCGAGGACGTTTATCTCGGCAACCCCATGCGACACGATGAAAAATACCTGCTCATCAATCAGGGCTTCGCAGGTAAACAGCGGCTTATGCCTTTCTTCAACCGTCAGAACAACGACGACCTGATACTTGCCATTCAGTCTGCCGGAGTGAGCCGTGGCCGTCTGGGATTCCGCAAGGACAAAGCCGGTGAGAAACTCGCCGAAACCGAGGAATACCTGCTCGAACACCGCACCGACGGCACCGACGCTTTCGATACCCTATATATCGGCTGCGAGAAATTCCCCTATAACGACACCGGCATATCCGTGGCACTCGGCGGCATAGTCTGAAGGTGAGCTAAGAAAGTCTTCCTATTATCTCTATATGTCAGAAAATTATGCTAACTTTGTATTGTTAATAGATACAAAACTGATATGATTTCTTATGGAAGCACTTTATCCTGAAATTTCATCGTTGTCGGATTATCAAAAATCAGACAAGGAATCCTTAATCGATAGCATATGCGAGGGATTATCTGCTATTGCTAAAAGGGTATTAGATATAGATGGAGAAAAGTGTTTAGCTGTTCCCGTTGAATATGCACCTATTGCTGGTCTATTCAACAAACAACGCATTTTATTCAAACATTTCTGCGATGCTTATAATAATCAAGACAGCGAAATTTGTGCGCTATTTAACCGCATCTTGTTTGAGGCTTATATAAAAATGCTGTATTTGATTGACCATCCCGAAGAATCTAAATCATACAGGGCACTCTCTTTCAAAAGTCATCTAAGAATACTTGATGAAATTGGAGATAATCCAATTACGAATGTCTTTAAGAAAAAATTTGAGTTTGCATTAAAAAGCAATGGCCTTACTATTGATGAAATTAAATCAGCACCTAAAAATCTTGGGAATAAGTCGTTTTACGATTTACTTAAAGAATATATGTCAGAAAAGGCATATGCACCCCTTTATAGCCAACCGTCTGACAGCCTTCATTCTGGATGGAATGATATTCGTCAATATTATATGTTTTATGATGATGATTCTGATTCTTTCGTAATTGATACAGATTATCACGCACCTCTCAAATTGCACTACTTGATTGCAGTTGCCGATTTGTTTTTTGATGGATTTAGAGATTTCTTGGTATTCTTAAAAGATGAAATTGGCTTTATTCTTGAAGACACTTACGTTAATATTTTGGCAGAAATGAGGAAACTACTCAATTTTGGCCTTGAAGACGCATTGATTACCTACGAATCAAATCCGGATAGTTTATTATAATTGATTATGGCGATGCGACACTGCCGCCGGGCTATGGCGGCGTGGCCGTTGAGCTTATCAATCTCAACCCATACGGGCAATCTATCCTTATCGCATTTTGACCGCTCCACGCCGGGGCGGTCATTCTTTTTCAGGCGGCAGCGGCGGAGAGTGTCGCGTGGATAAGGTCGTACTGTTCTTTGATTGCCCTTTGGAGGGCGGCTTTATGCCGGACTTGAAAGCGGCGTGTATCTTTGTGGCCTGTCATATCGGCTGCTGAATCAAGGAGGGCGGCTTATTCCGGGTTACGGGCTTATCTCGTTATATGTGCTGTTGCCATCGGTGTAATTACTTATACTTAAACACATAGGTTTTTGAGGCGGTCGGGTGGCAGTGCTTACCGCGCATTATACCGTGCAATTTCCGTTCTTGCAGACCTGATTTTAACTGCCATTACCTGTAAACACACACGGCCACGCATCTGATATTTCACTTTGCAAAGTTAGGTCGTACCGAGCTATCGCAAAACAGGCCTACGGATTATCATCACAAATTTTTACAAATCTCCACGCCCTCGCTTGCGCAGGGGTAGTATTTGCTACGCCCCGGCAAGGGTAAAATTTTGCTTGAAATTTTTGCGCTTGCGCTCTACATACTTCCCACCTTATTGCACGTAAAAATCAAACGCGCCACCGGCGCACAGTAATAACAATCAAAATCTTACGGCAATGACACATATAATGAATTTCGCAGCAAGCACCACCTCCCGCTCCAACCGCATCAAAGAATACCAAGTGGAAGTAATCACTTACGACGGCGACAGCCACACCGTCTATGTAGAAGCCCGCAACGAGGAAGAAGCCTCCGACATGGCAGCCGAAATGGTAGGCAACGCCGACTACACTATGGTGTACGAGGTTGCATAAAGCCCCCCACCTCCAAAGGGAGGCTCGCCGACTCCGGCGAGCCTTTACCCACGCTACTGTGGCCGACACGCGCCGCCGCGATTGTATTACGACGCTTCGCGCCGGAACCTCATATTTGCCAACGCCTTATCGGTGCCGTCAATTCCTTTTCCCCTCCGTGATTTATCGTAATATCGCGGCGAAACCGTCGGGAGAGAGGCACGCACGGCAAATCGACCGCACGGCGGCAAACCGCTTATGCCCGTCGATGCCGCACGGTGAAATCAGCAGCCGGGCACACGCTTTTTCCAGGTAAGGCACGGAACGCACCGCCGGGGCGCGGCAGCAGCCCTATCTCAACCGGGCAACACGCCGTAAAGACGTATGAATATCGGGGTTGTCGGGCGAGTGCTTGAACACTTGTGCCTCCGGCATTTCCACGGCGACACCCCGGCTTCGGGCAACCGTGGGCGAGGGCGGCTTACCGTTCAGCGGCGGCAGGCCATACGGGTGCTTTTTATATCCCGGTCATGGAGGCGGCGCGGTTGCGCTGTGGAGGCGGCTTGTTTTCTCCCTCCGGGTTTCAGACGGCTGCAACTCGCCTGATCCGTCAGGGGCATAGTGATTTTTCCTGTCGCAAAGGTAGGGCTCACCGCACCGGCGCAAAACAGGCTCTGATTTACTGCGCAAAATTTCAATAAAAATCTCGCTTCGCTTCGTTGCAGCTTCATTTTTATCTCCAGCCAAAGGCTGAAATTTTCCTTGAAATTTTTGCTTCGCCGCTTTCTGAGCGCTCCCTGATATTGCAACGTAAAAATTCAATAAGCCCTTCGGGGCAAGTAACAAACCCTCTAAAATTCAAAGAAATGAAAACTACAGCCACCACCGCAAACGCAGCAACCGCCACCAACGCCACCACGACCGCCAAGACAAAGAAGCGCACCCGCAAGGCCGCCGCCAAGTCAGAGGCAACAGCCGCCACCGCCCCCGGACAGAAGCCCGAAGCCACGACGGGGGCCACCGCAGAAAAGAGCAAGCTCCTCGTGTTCAAACGCTCGCGCAACAACGGGTTTTACGTCTACTTCCTCGGAGTGATGCCCGACGAGAACATAGGCTGCAACTGCCGCACCCCGCAGTCGGCGATGCGCTTCATGCTCTGGAAAAAGCGCGAACTCGGCGCGGCTATATCCGAGCAGCACTTCAACGAGCTTAAGCAGCTTGCCGCAGCCGAGGGTTAACGCCCTCGGCTTTGCCCTCTCTCCCGACACATTTTATTATAAACCCGATAAATCACGAAGATATGGAAAAGCAGATCTACAAAGTATTCACCGATAAAGGCTCGTGGCAAATCGAGGCCGCAGACCGCATCGAGGCGTTCCGCCTCGCACTCTATTACTCATGGCGCGACGGCGAGGTGTTCCGATATATGGAATCCCCCTCCGAGCGGCTGGCGTTACACCTGTGCGCCGAAGACAGGTGGGGATTGCATAAAATTGCAATCCCCTGAATCCGCCGCGCCCCGGCTGTCTTTTTACCGGCAGTCGGGGCAACATACCTTTGCCGCATGGCAACCTCGATACACCTCAACTTCGGCGACATCACTTTTTCCTCCGCCGTGGAGCGCATCACCGTGCGCACCGACGCGGCCTCCGTCGACATATCCCTGTATATCCTGTCCGGCGACATCGAGAACATCATCTTCTCCGAAACCTACTACCCATACGGCAACCTCGTTACCCTCCACGATTTCGCCTCAATCATCGAATCCGAAATGTCGCAGTGGGAGCAGCCGCTCGCCACTTTCCGCCTCGCCGCGCGTGGCACCGACGGCACTTCCGGCACCAAGACCTTCTCGATACTCTACTGCGACCGCCACACCGACCTGCAGCCCGGAGCCGTGATAGGGTGCCAGTTCCTGACCTCGCGCCGCATCATAACCGCCACACCCGACATTCCCGTGCCACTCTTTTACGTCGTGCCGCCGCTGAAATACGACGAACAGGAACTGATTGCATACCGCATCATCACACGGCGACGCGACACCGGCCTTATCCGCGTCATTTTCTCCCCCGACGGCTACACCGGCTACGGCACCGCATACCGCCTCGGTATGCTCACCATCAGGCTTGATGCGCTCTACGAAAAGACCGCAAAATACTACACCAACACCGCTTACGAAATCCTCGGCGTTACCGTCGAGATCGGCGACCGCTCCGTTACCATATACTATTCCGACACCACGCCCGACCTCCGCCTGTGGTTCACCAATATGTTCAACTGCCTCGAACTGGCAGAACTCCACGGCGACACCACCGATAAGACCAAAGTGAAACGCTCCGAGGCCGTTTGCTCCGACACCCTCCGTCTATACGACCAGTCCGTGGAGCAGTCCTTTGACTTTCAGGCCGACAATATTTCCCTCGAAACCGCCCGTTGGCTTACGCAGCTTTTCACCTCGCGCGACGTGCGCATTGTCAACCGACCCTATAACGAGGAAGACTATCTCAACGAATCCTTTCCCTCCGTGCTTATCACCGACAGCACCAGTGAGGTACAGGACGGCGACGATGAACTCAACAAAGTGAAATTCACGTACCGCCATACCTCCGTGCGACCCGACAGCCGCATAAAGCGCATCGAGAGAATCCATAACGAAACCTACAAGAATCCTTTCAACTAATGGCACAGGCTATACACCACACTACGGCACTCGCCATGCTGCACAGCGGCGACCCCGTAGACCTTTCCTTTTGGAAACGAAACGGCGAAACCGTGCATCTGCACAACTGCATCGCGCTTCCCAATAAAGCAGCCGCACGATATTCCGGCACCCAAAACTTCAAGGTGCTGGCCTCCGGCCAGATACGAAAAATCCGCCTCGTCTGCATTTTCCGCATTAACGGCCTCGAAGTTTTCCTCTGATAATCCCCCGAATCTCGCGTCTTTTCGCACCGCATACTTGCTCCATAATTTTGTGGCACCACACCCCCCACAAGATTATGGAGCAGCTTATTTATAGTTCGGTAGAAGTACTCCCCAACGCCCGTGCCTCGGTAGCCTTTACCGAGCCTATGCCGGTGTTCAAAGAGGACGGCGAGATTACGCCGACAATCCTATCCGACACCCACGCCTATATGCCGTGGGGTGCCACGAATCAGATGCCTTTCGACATTATAAACCTGATTGAATCGGACGAAACCCTCGCCACCTGTCAGATGTTCAATGCCGAAGTCTGTTACGGCTCCGGCCTCGTCTACGACACCGCCCGTGCCTCCGCCCCCGTCGCTTCCGCCGTCGAGGACTTCACACTCGACAACGACCTCCCGGCATATTTCCTCGGCGTGTGTCAGGACTTCAAGCACTTTGCTTTCGCCGTGTCGGTCGTTATCCTCAACGCCGAGGGCACAAAGATTGTGCGCGTTATCCGCAAGGAGGCGTGTTACTGCCGATTCGCTCTGGCAGACCGCAACGGACGCATACCGCGCCTATACTTCGCCAACTGGCGAAAGTTCGCCGCTATCGAAGACTGCGAAATTATCGAAATGCTCGATGCAGCCTCGCCTTTCGCAGACCTCCGCGAAAGGCTAAGACGCGGCGACACCTGCCGCAAGTTCGCCATCGTCAGCCGCGTACCCACACCCGACAGCACTTATTACCCGATACCGTATTACGGCGCGTTGTTCCGGGGCAAGTGGTACAACATAAAGCAGCTTATCGGACTTGCCAAAGAAGCGAAACTGAAAAACTCCGCGCCCCTGAAATACCACATCGAAGTGTCGCAGAAATACTGGGATTCCATTTTCAAGGCGGAGGGCATAACCGACCGTGCGAAGCAACAGGCGCGTATCGTCGAGGAAAAACAGCGTATCCTCGACTTCCTCACAGGCGCGGAGAACTCCGGCAAGGTGTGGTTCTCCACTTTCTACATAAGCCCTAACGGCGACGAAACGCACGATGTCGTAATCAATAAAATAGATTCCGACAAGGAGGGCGGCGACTGGGAGAGCGACATTCAGGAGGCAGTCAATATGATATGCTTTACCCTCCGCGTTCACTCCAACCTCGTAGGCTCCGTGCCCGGCAAGGCGCAGACCAACAACTCCGGCTCCGACAAACGCGAGCTTTATACAATAGCCCAAGCCCTTCAGAAACCGTACCACGACCTCCTTTTCACCGTTCACCGCATCATTATCCGCTTCAACGGCTGGAAAGGCGTTAAGCCCGTCATACCTTTCATTCAACTGACCACGCTCGACGAAAACCGCGACGCAAAAACCGTTACCGCCGATGGCAAGACTGATAAATAACGATTCCGACCTCCGGCTCTATATCCCTAACCAAGTATGTGCCGTAAAAGGCGAACAGACACTATACGACAAAATCACCCGTTGGCTCGACACCGCCGAACAATGGCTTTCCGACAACATCACTTCCGCGCCCACGCTAAACCGCATAGCCGAATACAGCGACGGACACCCCCTGCTGCGCGCCTGTCGTGCTGCCGTGGCGCACCGGGCACTCGCCGACGCGATACCCTCGCTCGACCTCGTGCAGACCGTCAACGGCTTTGCCGTGGTGAGCAATCAGAACCTCGCCCCGACATCGCGCGATCGCGTGGATCGGCTAATCGCCGCCCACCGCTCGCAGTGCGATTCGGCCATTTCCGCAATCATACCCCTGCTTGCCGACGCGCACGCATGGCGCGGCTCTCCTCAGTGCGAGTTCTTCCGCGCCACGCTCTTTCAGCCAAAGCACATCATATCTCTATCCCCACTCCGCACTCCCCAATCCTCACTTTGGGATAAATACCGCGAGCTTCACCCGGCAATCGTAAACGCCGAGGCTGCTCTTGCCGCACGGTACATATCCCACGGACTGATGCAGCGGCTCCGTGATGCGGCTCTCGGCCTTATCACTCCCCAATCCCCAATCCTCATTCGACTGTGCGAAGCACTGCGCGGACACGTCGCCGACATCGTTTGCGACCGGCCACTGCGTGACGAGGCTCTGCGCGATATTGTCGAGTATATCCGAAACCGACCCGACACCTTCCCCGAATGGCACCGCTCCGAAACCGCCCGGCTGTTCTCACCCCCGGTGTTCCGCAACCGTAAGGACGCGAAAGGATATTGGTTTTAGGGCATACCGCAGCCGGTGATATCGTGCTGTCTGCTCCCGTCTGTCCGACATAATGAAACGGTTTATGGTACGGGGCACTGATTTTCCTTTGCAAAGTTAGCAAGCCGCGGTTCATGCAAGGGCAGGTGTGCGCTCCGCGTGCCCCCGATTTCATTCTGAAATACGGTAATCACCCTTGCACCGCAAACCGCTTGACGCTTGCACCCGATTGCACGTAAAATCGAAAGTGCCCCGGCACATAACCTGTTAAACAATTCATTATGATTACATCGGACAAACGAATCAAACAGAGCGACTTCGCCAACCTCACCGACTATTCGGCAGTATGCCCCAAAGGGTTAAAACGCTTCTTCGTCTACGTTCACTTCACCGACTACTCGACCTGCCTCCTGTCTAACATCTTCGCCGCCACACGCACCGCCTCGTTGCAAATCTCACTCGACCGCTTCGCCGACTGCTCCGAATACCTCGCAAGCGTCAACCTCCACGGCGACGACTGAACCCGGCAGCCGCCCACCTCCGGCCTCACCGACTCTCGGTGGGGCTTTTCGTTTGCATATCTGCCCGATTTTGAGTAATTTTGCTATCATCAAATCCTCAATGACAAGATGAACTTCCTACATTATCTCTATATAAAAGCTGATAACTGCGACACTAAATTAGCTGGTTGGCCTCGTTTAGCCATTTCATGGCCATTATGGATAACGGTTATTTTTTGTATACCTCTGAAAATAGTTGGTTCGCTTTGGTATGTTGCCTATGGTGTGGCATTTCTTATAATATATCTTTTAGTTTTTGCTATCTATCCGCCAAAACTCGTAAATAACAATTATGATGAATGGAAAAAGAGATATAACGATACAAGTTCTTTATGGTTTTATCTCTATTTCATATTTTCCCCACTTATATTTTTAGCGATTAGAGTTTATCTTTGGGCGTATTAAATCCCCGTCTTTTCGTCATAACGGACGTTCACATACCTTTGCCGTATGAAAACGCCCGTTTTACATATCAATCTCGCCGTGCCGCAGGGCTGGCACGAGCTTTCCGACGCGCAACTCCGTTACGCTTTCGAGCTTATCATCAAAAGCTACACTTCCGACGAGATTAAGACACTGTGCCTCTGCGGTGGGTCGGGTCTGTCGGTCAGACCCCGCCACAACCGCGATTTTGTCTGTCGCCTCTGCAAACGTACTTTCCGACTTACAGCCCTGCAAATCGCCGAACTTCTTCCGGCTCTCGACTGGCTCGACAACATACCGCCGCAGCCGGTATGTATATCGCGCATAGGCCGACACCGCCCCTTTGCGCCCGACTTCGCCGACGTCGCTTTTGAGAAATTCATCATCTGCGACAACCTTTATCAAGGCTATCTCGCAACGCAGCGTGATAATCTGCTCGCACAACTCGCAAGCATACTCTATCAGTCCGCAACTCCCATTCCGCTATCCCCGGCTGAAAAAATTTCAGCCTTCTACTGGTTTGCCTCCGTCAAAGACCATTTCGCACGGCTTTTCCCGAACTTCTTTCAGACCGCCTCGCAGCCCGACAATCTGCTTGGCGGCGACCGGCTCCCGACAGGCGCGCAAATACAACAGTCTGTAAACGCCATGATTCGCGCCCTCACCAAAGGCGACATCACAAAAGAGCGCGAAATCCTCGCCCTCGACACACACCGCGCCCTCACCGAGTTAGACGCACAGGCACGGGAGTATAAAGAGTTCAACGCCAAATTCCCCAAAAAATGACCCAATCCCCATTCCCCACTCCGCAATCCTCATTCTCGTGGAATGCGTCAGCGTTCTTCGAGAATCTGACCGACCGAAACCGCCTCGCACGACGCGAAAACTTCGTTTTCTGCCGTGTCAGCGGACTGGAGGGCTTCGAGGAAGCCTTGCACAACCTCCAATCCGCCCCGGCGGTCGTGGCCGTCAGCGATACCTCCGAGGGCTGTATGGATATGAACAACACGCCACGCACCCGACGCATCAAGACCGTGTTCCTCGCCATGCGCCACGCCATCGACGATATGGACGCGCGGCAGGGGTGCTTCGACACCCTCCGCGAACTATTCCGGCAATATATGTCGGTGCTTCTTCTGGAGAAAACCCGACTGGAAGAAAACCGCATATACCTCGACCCCCAAATCTCATTTACCGAGATTGAGCGATACTTCTTCTCCGGCGCGGCCTGCGCCTACTTTCAGATAGCGATAGACACCTTCACCGATTTACGATACAATGCAGACGAATGGGATTAGCGCGGAGGAAGAACGCCGCCGATACGTTACAGCTTTCAATAGCACGATGATAAAGATATGGCGCGAGCGTATCGCCCTGCTCAAAGTCATAGACACCGGCGCGCACTACCGCTCCGTGCTTGCCATCGGTATGGCCGCCGACGGCAAGATCACCCAAGTAACCCTCTCGCAACGCTTCAACACCTATGGCATATTTCAGGACTACGGCACAGGGCGAGAAGTACCCCGTGGAAACCCCGGCGATATCGGGCGCGACAAAGTGCGCCAACGCCGCAAATGGTTCTCCACCAAATATTATGCCTCCGTGATGAATCTGAAAGAGTTCTTTGCCGACAACCTCGGCCGCGACTTCACCGGCATAGTCGCCAACGCCCTCAACGACCGTTCATTCCGTACCTCGCTTATTAAATAGGTTATCCATTGGCATAGATTTTGCTTATATTACTATGGCCCATTCATAGTGGAATGGGGATTTTATTTATTAACTAATTTTCATAAAACTATGAAAAACAAATTTTTTACTTCTTTCTGGTAGACGGCAAATGCCGTCAAATGTCTAATCTCAAAATGTCTGTATTTTTGGCAGTAGTATGGAGAGCTTATTACCGCCTGTGCAGACATAGGCTTTTCTGCCTATTGGTTGGCGTGTGTCAACCCCGGAGATGTGGGATAGTGGTTCTCCCTCATATGTGATGTGAGGACAATTGTCAGCTTCCTCATCGAACATACCTAAATTCCTTTATTGACGAGCGCGACATTATGCCGCGCTCGTTTCGTGTCTTTTCCCCGGCGGCGCGGCCACCGTACTTTTGCGGTACACTTAACCGACCGCAGAAATGATAGACACCGGCACACTTACCGACCTTATTACACAGTTCCGCAACACAACGGCGGCTAACTCTATTTCGCCCGAAACCGTCGGCTCGATCCTACAAAAGATTGTAGACATTCTCGCAACCGCCGGCACTCAAGCAAACCTCGACATCATCAACAAATGGCACGAGGCTCTGAGAACAGCGCAACCGGCTATCACCGCGCTTTCGCAGGGCAACGCCGACCGTAACCACGTCTACCTCGCCGCAAAGAGCGTCAACCTCTACACCGGCGCACAGGCCGACCTGACGCCAATTCAGATACAACAGGCCACCACCGAGAGAGCCGGAGCCATGCGCGCCCAACAGGTCGTTGACCTCAACGCCGTACGCCGCGACGTGGCAGACATCAAGAAACAGATACAGACCATCAACACACTGCTTGGAATAGGCTCCGACGACAACCTGTATAAATCATCGCAAATCTCCTGTCAGGTTGTCAACGGCACACTGCGGCTTCTCGGTGCGCAAGACCTCACAGCCGCCGGATATGTGCCGTATCTCTTTTGCCGCATAAGGAAACGAAACCCGTTCAAGGACAAGTTCGCCACCGCCGAACAGCGCGCCGCAAAGAAATACTGCCCCGTAAAGAAAGGCTGGGGGCTGTACGGCTCGATATATGCCGTGAAACTCAACGGCTCCGAAATCCTCTTTTCCACAAACTCACATCACAACCTGTGCGTCGAGGCAGGGGGCTGGTCTGCCGACCCTGCCACCCTCGTAACCCGATATACCGACAAGAACGGCAACATTCGCTTCGGCCTCGGTCGTAGCTCCGTGTCGCTCACCGACCCGAAGAATCCGAAAAAGCAGCGCATGATACGCCTTGTGTTCGGCATCGGACTGGCTAAGCCGATTTATCCCGGCACCGCCGCCATTACTCCGGCGAACCTCACAAGCTCGCTCGCCACATTCACCATAATCTACGACCCCGGCACGGCGCGGTGGTGCTTCGGCACATAAAAGAAAGCCCTCACGGACGAGCCGCAAGGGTATGCTATCTTTTATGCAAGCTATGAAAGCCCTCGGAGTTGCCCCCTCGGATATGCTGTCAATGAAACTCCGCCCGGATAGCCCACACGGGAGATGCTATCCGTCATACGGAAAGAGGTATCCAGTTCATTTTTAGCGCGGCTTTACTTGCGGCAGAGGTGTCCGGGTCAGCTTTAGTACGGTTTTACGTTATCCACCGCAAAGATAGTCATAATCCCTCACATAACCAAATAAATAGCCTCCGAAAATATGAACCTCCGCAAACACAAGCCCACGATTCAGCTACTCGCCGCCATTGTGCTTATTGCCCTCGGCTGCGGCCTGCTCGTCGCCGGATTCATACTGCCGCCTCCGGGCGAAATCCACAACTCCGTGCTTGTGGCTTTCGGCGAAATACTCACTTTCGCCGGTGCCCTGTTCGGCATTGATTATCACTATAAATATCGCTCCAACGAGCGTGAGGATAGAGAAACGGAGAAAGAGCGTTGACCCCTCTATCAATCACCAATCCTCAATACCACAAACCCCGATACATTATGCGAAGCATAGACAAAATCATTGTGCATTGCACGGCAACCCCGGAGGGGAAGCATTTCACCGTGCAGCAAATCAGAGATTGGCATACCGCGCCGAAACCGAAAGGCAACGGCTGGCGCGACATCGGCTATCACTTCGTCGTGTATCTCGACGGCAGCGTACACAACGGGCGACCCGTCGGGCAGATCGGAGCGCATTGCTCCGGCCATAATGCCCACTCCATAGGCGTATGCTATGTAGGCGGCGAGGTTGCCGACGGCTCACACAAGCCCAAAGACACGCGCACGCCCATTCAGAAAACCGCCCTGCGCCAACTCCTGAAGAAGTTAAAGGCGCAATATCCCGGCGCACGGATATACGGACACCGCGACTTCGCCCCCAAAGCCTGTCCCTCATTCGACGCCACAGCCGAGTATAAGGACATTTCAGATATGTAGATATGAAAAACCTCTCGACACTCGACACCAAACTCTCGACATTGATTCTTGCCCTGTCGCTCACCGCACTTTGCGCCTCGTGCCGCGCCAAGAAAGAAATCGCCGCCGAGAGCCGGGCAGACATAGACAGCGTGGCCGCCACAGTCGCCTCCGCCCACAACCTCAGAATTGACTCCGCCATGCGGCATATCAATTTTGACTTCGACACACTGGAGATAACCATTGAGCGGCACGCCCCCGACACCGCCACCTGTGCCACAGCACTCAACGAAACCGTCAGAATCCGCGCTGTCGGCGGCAGACTGGCAGACCGACGCAAGCAGATACGCAACGACATAGCCGGATATAACCGGCTTGACACCGTGGCATACCGCCACGCCTCCGCCACATCGAGAGCAGAACACACCGCTACGACATCGGTAGCAGAACCGCCCGACACCACCCGGATATTCCTTGCCCTCGGCACCCTCGTAATCATAGTGTCAGGCATATTCATCTACCTTCGCCGACGCAGATAACCCATACAGAGTATTAGTTTTTTCATAAGCAGATTTTGATTGATAGAACGGTTGCCCGTGAGGGTAGCCGTTTTATTATCCCCAATCCCACCCATAGCGTTGTGAGGCGGCGGCTTACAGGCACAGACCGCTTCGATGAAATCGCTCCGGCGTGCGGCGGCTCACTTGGCGGCGGCTCCGAGTTCTGCGCTGCGCTTGTTGCCCCCTGCCGTCGGATTTCGGACACGGCACACTCTCAAATTGTTCCGCTTGGAAACCTCCGCAAGCTCCGGCTCCCTGCGCTCCACAACCGCCGCGTTGCGCCACGGCTTCACTCCGGCTTTTAAGAGAGAGCCTTGAACACAGTCCGGTCCGAAACCCGGCGGCGGTGTTCAAACACTCCGAGCCTTGCCGCGCTTGCTGTCGCCGCGCCACCTCCGCTCACACCCTCGCGCCCACAGCCCTATCCGCCACCGCACAACGCCCGGCAGAGGAACACAGGCAACCCTCGCGGACAACCGCCACGACACAACGATACAACTGTATGCCGACATATCGGCTTGACTTGCCGAAACCTCCGGGCGCACCGTGGCCGACAGCCCCACTTTCGCCGATCTGACTGCACTACGCTACAATGCCGGGCAACGCTTGGCAGTGCGGACGTGGCGACACCCCATTGGCACAAATTCCCTGCGGTCATTAGAGCCAACTCCCTGCGGTCGGGGGTGTCTGCCACTGCATTGCAAAGCCGCCCCGCACCTCCGCTGCATTACGGCTGAGCGTCTACCGGGGGGCGCACGCACACGACACACGCCCTGCGGCATCGGCAACCACACACCGACATAACGGCATATCGACACAAGCCCCTCCCCACACCCCAAGCGCGGCGCGTCGACGCACAACTCCGCTTCAGCTCCCGTGGCGGTCTGGTATGTAAGGCCGAGCGGCCACTTCGCCCGACGTCGAGAGCTTTTGCGGTCAACGGCTCACTACTGCATAGAGAGCCTTATGACCGCGCTTTCGGCGTTGTTCTCCGTTGCTCCGCCTCCCATACCTGCCCTGTTGCCCCGGCCACCTCCGCTGTACGCAACGCCGACACACACCGCGCTTGCCGCCACATCAATCCGACGCGCTTCCCCGATTTGCAAATGATTTCGCCGAGAGTGGATTGGCCGGGATAACAAAGGAACGTGGCATTACCCAATCCACCAACTCGGCTGCATCATCGGGATTTCACCGCACGTCGGCCTGATATGGAAACAGGAATTTGCCGCGACCTCAGAACGACCTGCGCCCGTTCTGATTATCGCGTCAACGACATCACCGCGCTTTCGGCTCGGCAGGGTGCGGCGGCGTGGCGGTAGCGGCGGTTACATATTCCACCCGAAAATCCCGAAGCGACCCGAAAAAAGCGGCAGGCCGTGGGGGGATAGTGCAAGGCACCCTCGGTGGAAAATATTCCCCCGAACCCCCTTTGCGCCTGATAAAACATTGTTTTTCAGGCTTGCAACGATTTTTACCTCCTAAAAATCCGTGGGATTTTGTAGAACCGCCGAAGCGGTACGGTCAAACCGTTGTGCTACACCTCTTTGCCGCCGCGATATTCCGGGGCCCGATTTCATACCCGAAACATCGCGGCGGCGAGGTGTATTCAGCGCGCAAACTGCGTGGCCCGTCGGCTGCACCGCCCACAGTTTGCGCTCCACACCCCTAAAACCCCGTCTTTTAGTGGCAGGGAGGCAGCGGTTACATTTGCGCAATAAACTGTTGAATTATGGCTAATTACAATACTTCCGCAACTGTAACCCTATCGGTCAACGGCAAACAGGCCCAGCAAATGCTGAAACGTTTGCAGAACGAGGCCGCGACACTGGAGAAGAAAATCGCAAAGGCAGCGACCGCCGGAGATAAGGCCTCAATGTCGAAGCTGCAAAAGGAACTGAAACAGACCAACGGCCTTATTCAGCAGTTGCAATCGTCGGCAAAGACCGCCGAGCAGGTTTTAAGCCGTATGGACAGGGCTACGCCGCGAGAACTCAACAAGGCTCTCCGAACCCTCCAGTCACAGCTTAACGGCATTCAGCGTGGCACCGCCGCGTGGGACGCGCAGATTGCTAAGATTAAATTGCTCAAAGCGGAGATTGCAAAGGTCAACGCGCAACTGGCCGTAGGGCAGACGCGATGGCAGAGGTTCAACAACTGGCTGAACAACTGCCAGACGGCAATTATGGGTGTGGTGGCCGCTATAACGGGGCTGGTGATGGCCGGTCGCAAGGCGGTCAACACTTACGCCGAAATGGAGGAAACGCTTGCCAACACGCAGAAATACACCCGTATGACTGCCGCCGAAGTCCTCGAACTCAACGAGGCTTTCAAGGGCATGGATACGAGGTTGGCGCGTGAGCAGCTAAATCTTCTCGCACAGGAGGGCGGACGCCTCGGTTACAATACGGTGCAGTCGGTAAAGGAGTATGTCGAGGCCGCTTCGATTATAAATGTCGCACTGGTGGATTTGGGAGAGGGTGCCACACAGACCATCGCCAAGCTCTCCAACATCTTCGGCATGGAGCAGATGTTCGGCGTAAAGGACGCGATGCTAAAAATGGGTTCTACTGTAAACCATCTCTCACAGAACTGCACCGCCGCCAAGCCTTTCATCGTGGAGTTCGCGCAGCGCATGGCCGGCATAGGCTCGACCGCAAAAATGACTATCCCCGAAATTATGGCTTTCGCGGCCACGCTCGACGCACACGGCCAAAAGGTGGAGATGTCGGCAACGGCATTGCAGCGCACCATTATGGAGCTTTTCAAAAAACCGGCGGAGATGGCGAAAAAGGTCGGCCTCGAAACCGACACCTTCATCGAAACGCTCAACAGGTCTACCACCGAGGGGGTGATGATGTTCCTCGAAGCCCTGAACAGACTGGGCGAGGATCAGGCTCTCGCCGTACTCTCGCCGCTGTTCCAAGACCTCGGCCTCGACGGTGCCCGTGTGTCCTCGGTGCTTTCCAACCTCTCGTCGCACCTCGATTTCCTCAAATGGCAGTTGGGGGAGGCGAGCCAAGCCTTCCGCGAGGGCACTTCGGCTTCCAACGAATATGCCATTTTCAACAACACCGCACAAGCGGCCATCGACAAGGCGCGAAAACGGGTTACGGAGCTTGCCGTGGAACTCGGCGAAAAGCTCTACCCGGTAATGCGCCACATATATACATCTTCTTCCGTTTTCCTCCGCGTTCTCAATCAGATTGTTACTTTCATCATCAGGTATCGCGCCGCAATTCTCGGCATAATCACCGTTTTTGCCGTGTATTATTCGTGGCTCGGACTGGTGAAGACGGCTCATGTCGCCTACAACATAGTCATAAAGACAGCCACAGCCCTGCACAACGCATGGCGCATCGCCGTTGTTCTCGGTCGTATCGCCGTCATAGCTTTCACACAGGGCATAGGAGCGGCAACGCACGCTTTCCGGCTACTTACCGCCGCAATGTCGGCTAATCCTTTCGGCCTCATTCTCGCGGCGGTTACGGCTCTTGTGCTTGTAATAAAGGCGTTGTGCGACCGCACTTCCGAATACACGAAGAAGATGCGCGAGGCTGTCAACACCGCCTCCAATTTCTCTAAGGAACTTGCAAAGGAGCAGCGGCAGCTTGACGAGCTTTTCGGCAAACTTGAAGCCTGCAAGCGCGGCACAAAGGAGTACAAGGAGGTCAAGGATACCATAATAAGCCAATACGGGAAATATCTGCGCGGCCTCATCAACGAGCGCAACGAGATTACAGACCTCACAGCAGCTTACAGGAGGCTCGCGGCTGCGGCGCGTATCGCCGCTAAGGAACGTGCCATACAGGGCGCGAAAGACGCGGCACAGGAAACTTTCGACGATGCTTTCAGCGGCCTTGCCAAGAAGTTGCAGGAACAGCTTATCGCCTACGGAAAATCGTACAAGGACGCTGTGCGCATAACAAACCGCGTTGTCATAGACTTGCAGACAACTGGCACTATCGGTCAGGATATCGTCGGCGAGTTGGAGGGCATAAAGGGCAGCTTGCAGGACAAATGGGGGTGGACGGCACACCCGGTCAATGTGGTTAATGAAATGATTGGCACCCATACCGAGTATCAGACCGCTATGGGCGAGATAAGCAACATCGAGCGCGAAACAAACCCTCTCGCCGGTTATTCGGCCACGGAACTGCGGAGGCTTATCGAGGACTTCGAGGGGCACGCCGGGCGCGGTGAGGGCGGAACCATAATCATAGGCATAGACGCGCCCAACCCGACAACAAAGCGAATCGCAGCCAATGAAGTGGCCGACTTCCTCGATGAAGCGCGTGCCCGGCTGTCGGTGCTTGAATCGCCCTCCGCCGATGTCGTGTCGGGCAACCCTGATTTCTCGCTCGATGATTTCACTCCTTACGAATCGGAGAAAGACCGAAAGGCGCGCGAGGCCGAGGAACGCCGCGCGGCAATAAAGGCGCGCAAGGAGTTCAAGCAACAGCTTAACGATGCAAAAGGCGAATGGGAGGCCGGTGCCGCGCAGAATGTCAGCGACTACTCCGCAGGGCTGAAATCGTGGACGCAGTTCCTACTCGACAAGCACAATCTCGAAGTGAAATACTTCGACGACCGCCTCCGTATTTTCGAGGCGAACAATCTTCAGGAGGACGAGGATTATCAGGAACTGCTGAAGAAGAAAGCGGAGCTTCAGGCGGAATGGCTGAAAAAGAACGCCTCGCTGTCGGTGGAGGAAAGCCGCCGCAAGCAGACCGCAGAGGAAGTTCAGGCGCAGATGGACGCGGCCACGCCCGGAAACACCCTCTACGGTAACGAGGAAGCCTTGCAGCAGCGGCTTTTCGAGATTAAGATGAAGTATCTCGCGGAGATGCGCGACGCATATACCCAAGATAGCGAAGAATATCATAATTATGTGGTGCATATGGAACAGGCTGAGGACGCGGAGCGTCTGCGCCGTCAGAAGTTGTTGGCGCAGCGCGTGGCCGAGTGGCGCAAGCAATACGAGTATCAGGAGGCCGGGAAACGCCTCGGACTTGAAACGCAGTTGCTCGACGAGGCGTATGCGGCTGAACTTATCTCTTACGAGGATTATCTTCGGGCGCAGCGCGACCTGAAAAGGAAGTATGCCGACGAGTATATGCCCGAAACCGCCAAGCCCTCGCAGGGATCGGCGGCGCGGACGCCTCTTGCCAAGAAACGGGAGATGGATATTGTGGAATCGCTCGAAGCGCAGGGAATAATCACACACGAGGAAGCGGAGGCGGCAAAAGACCGCATCAGCCGCGCATACGAGAAAAAGGCCATAGAGGGCGTGAGGCGGTTAGGCTCCGCGCATACTAACCAGTTGCTCGACATTTACGAGGCGTGGAAGAATTTCTTTGACAGCACCGAGGAAGACGGCGGCAACTGGGCGACGCGCCTTGCCGCGCTCGCATCGTCGGTGTTCGCCGTGATGACTGCCGGTATGCAGCAGTATTCGGAGTATGTAAGGGCTTGCGCAGACCTCGAAACCGCAAAGGTGGAAAAGAAGTACGACCGGGAAATAGAGCTTGCCGAGGGCAATTCCTACCGCGTCAAGAAAGCGGAGAAGCAGAAAGAAAAGGAACTTGCCAAAATCAAAAAGGAGGCGAACCGCAAGATGTTCGTGATGCAGGTGATTCAGGCGGTGGCGCAGACGGCCACAAACGCCCTGAACGCATACGGCTCCGCCGCAGCTATCCCGGTTATCGGCTATATCCTCGCGCCCGTCGCGGCGGCTATGGCCGTCGCTGCCGGAGCCTTACAGATCGCAACCATAAAGAAGCAGCAACAGGCATCGGAGGCGCAGGGCTATATGTCGGGTGGCTTCACTCCCGACGGCAGACCCGACGAAGTGGCCGGTGTGGTACACGCCGGGGAGTGGGTGGCATCGCAGAAGCTCGTGAAGTCGCCACAGACGAGGCCGCTCATCGAAGCCCTCGACTATGCGCAGCGCAACAACACTATCGGCGCGCTGACCGCCGCCGACGTGTCGCGCTCAATAACCGCCCCTATGGTGCTTGCCGCGCAGCCCCAGCCCTCGCCGGTGGTGAATGTCAACGTGCCGCCGCAGCCGTCGGCAGGTGCCGACGAAAGGCTGTGCGCAACCCTCGACCGCCTTGACGAAAGGCTTAACGAGCCTTTCGTTACCGTCAACACAGTTACGGGCGACCACGGCATACAGCGCGCACAGGAGGAATACGACCGCCTAATGCGAAACCGTCTGCCTAAATCAAGGAAACAGTAATCACCCAATCTTCATTTCACATTCCTCAATCCTCTTTATACGATGGAAATAAGAATAAACGGACACGATGCAGTCCTCAAAACAAGAACCTCTTTCGAGTACATCGCCGAAAACCGTATGTTCAGCGGTTCGGACGGCTACACGTTGAGCATCACATTTCCGCTGAAAGACTGCCCGGAGAATATCGCAATTTTCGGCAACATCAACCGTGCGGACGTTATCGCCCGTAAGGTCATTTTCGAGTGCGAAATACGCCACGGCAAGTTTTTCAAGTTCGGCTATATGACGGTCAACGAAATCAACGCCTCGGAGGTCAAATGCCAGTTCCTCGAAGGGCGCAGCGAGCGCAATTTCTCGCAGACCTTCGACGATATTTATATCAACGAGCTTGACTTGGGTTCGTGGCCGTCGGGCAAGCCCGACCCGGCAAAGGCGTGGCAACCGCTCTATTATCCCGATGCCGTTGCCTTGCCGTGGGTAAACGACTATTCGGGCAATATTCAGAATCTCGCCGAGTATACCGTGGACGATGCCTCGCAGAACAGGGGGCATTACTCGTGGCACGCCGACACTTGGGGGCTGTCGTGGCAGCCTTACCTTATCTTCATCGTCAGGAAAATATGCGAGGCCGTCGGATATTCCGTTGACCTTACGCGGTGGGAGCAGTCGGAGGAACACCGGTGGCTCCTTGTGTGCAACTGCCTACCTGCCGCGTGGTACACGCCGCAATTCGCCCGTGCGCTGCCGCACTGGTCTGTCGCGGAGTTCTTCGAGAAACTGGAGCTTTTCTTGGGGGCGGAGTTCGAGATAAATCACCGCGCCAAGACGGTGGACTTCGCTTTCACACACGAAGTCATGGACGCTTCGGGTACGGTGGAACTGCGCGACGTGCTTTCCGAACACTCCACGGAGGTAGCCGTGGAGGACGCGCAGTGCGAGTATGCAGAGGCTAAGAATCTCGTCTACAAGAAGTGCGACCACGCCGTTTGGAAATACTACTCTTGCGACTGGTTCATCAAGGCGTGGAAAGACCGTGCTGTTGTCTATGAATCGCTGAACGAGCTTTTGGCAGCCAACAGAGGGTGGCGTACTTGGGACGGCCAACACCACCGCAACAGTCAGATCGACCGGCTACTTTATGCCAAAGACGCGGACGCCTATTTTGTTATCCGCGCTGTCAGTCGCACCTCTTATTTCAACGGATTGAGGCTACGCTTCAAATACAAATGTGTGTTACAGCCCGTGAATCTTTTCGGAGGCCGTATCGTGGACGAGAGCGAGGACGCAGACCAAATCGAAATCGAGTTTGTTCCGGCGCGTATCGACTACACGGAGGAAAAGTACGGGCGGTGCCTGTTCCTTTCTTTCTCCGGCTACGACGAGGACAACGGCACAGGGGAGGACGAAAGCAGCTATCCTTTTATGCAGACCTATTCGATACAGAGCATCGAGGCCGGGGAAAAAGAGAAGAAAGCCGAGTATTACGACCGTATTTATGTCGGCTTTTGGGATGGCGCGCAGAACACTCGCGGCAAGCTCCCTTATCCGCAAGTGGAGGATATAGAAATAATGGAAGACTGGAGTAACTTTCAGTATCTCCATTTCAATATGCGCCTCAATAACCACCAACTCAACAGCCGCCGGATTGTGCATCACATTGACACAGCAAAGAAAACTACCTTTAAGTTCATTGCCGACGCTATCCCGAATGTCAGGAGCGTTTTCGTCATACACGGCAAGAAATACATCTGCGAAAAAATAACCGCGACCTTCTTCGAACAAGGAATGTCGCAGTTACTCAAAGGCGTTTTCTATCCTATTACCGAGTAGAGGAAACTGTTACCCGGTAACAAATCTCCACCCTGCGGAGTAACAAAAAAAGAGGTCAGGCGACCTCTTTTTGATTTTGTTATTTTAATTGGTTCTTTCTTGGTCCTCGTTTTCGCCTAAATCGTTTGTACTCTTTTGAAATCAAGCAGGTAACATCATAAGAGAAAATCCAACGCAGAAGCCTCACGCAGAATATGCGTAGATACACCAATGGCCGGCGCTCTCGCGCTTGCCACAGACGGTATATACATATCCACAAGGCATCTACTGTTTGCTGCATTCTTGACTGAGATTGAAATTTTCCAGATTTCTTTGATAGAAAAACAGGAATAAGCCAAATAAGCTAATTGCACTTGTTATCAATGTAATAGCAATTATAAATGTTGCGGCGATTTTCCTGCTGTTGCCCCGATTTTCTCAAAAAGTACACCTTTTGTACCCTTGATTATGGACTGTAGGGAGAGAGTAAATGTTAAGGTCTGTAAACGGCGATTTTCAGATTATTATACCTCGGATTATCTTTGCGCAGAATAATAATTGTATGGCAAAATTAGAAAATCGCAAGAAACAGAATCCCAAGCTCCGACAGTCGGAACTGAGCGACGGACGTGCCAGCCTCTTCCTTGAATATTATCTCGGCAGAAGTGAAACGCCTGTGCTTGACGAGGACGGGAATCAGGTGTTTTACACCGAGGGAGCGATGGCGGGTAAACCGAAATATCAAATCAAACATTCCCGCAAGAAAGAGAACCTAAATCTGTATATCTGGCTTCATCCCCGCAACCAGCAGGAGCGTATGCAGAACAAGAATACTCTTGCCCTTGCTGAAAAGATACGTTTTGAACGTGAGCAATCTTTCCTTGAGGACAGGGAGGGCTATCGCCTCCGAAAAGACATGGACGAGGATTTTCTCGAGTTCTGCAACGAGTTCATCAAATCTCCCTCCCTCACTAAATACACCCGCATAACGCTCGGGCACGGTCTTCAAAAGTTCAAGAACTTTCTTGCCGATACGCCGAGATATTCTCTCTACAGGAATAATCTTAAGATGACACAACTGACGGTCGACATGGTGGCTGCCTATGTCGAGTATCTGAAAGAGAACGGAACAGGCGACGGTCCTAAAATCTATTTCCGAATGTTCAAACGTATGGTTACGGCTGCCGTTGACAAAGACCTCATCAAGAAAAATCCGTGCCGTGGTTTCGTGTTGAAGAATGACAACATGACGCTGCAAAAGGAGATTCTTCTGCCGGAGGAAATACAGCAGCTTGTTGCGACACATTTTGAAGGCGAGAGGCCGGAAATTCACCGTGCGTTCATCTTCGGTTTATACACCGGGGTGCGCTGGTGCGACACAAGCCAGTTGACCTACCGCAATGTGGATTATTCAACCCAGACATTGCGGTTCCAGCAGCAGAAGACAAAAGACCATAGCAGCCGAAGCTGGGTAATCGTTCCGTTGAACAACACCCTTATCCGTCTGATCGGCGAGCCGGATAACGACAACTTTGATGAACGGATATTCAAAGTTCCGCATTACAACATCTGCAATCTGTATCTGCGTAAATGGGTAAAGGCGGCAGGCATCAGGAAGAAAATCACATGGCATTGCGCGCGACACAGCTTTGCGGTAAATGTCCTTACCAAAGGAGCGAATATAAAAACGGTTTCGAGCCTCCTCGGACACACCTCCATAAAGATGACAGAGCGATACCTCCATGTCGTTGACAGTCTGAAACAGGACGCAATCAACTCCCTCGGTGAAATCAACTATGCACCGATATAAGATGGCACCCGTTATACCGAAGCCGATAAGTCCGATGTGATTTGTCGGCTTTTTTCTTTTCGCCGCCAATCATAATGAAAACAAAAAAGGAAAAATCGGAGTGTGAAATCGGCAACGGGGATTACGACTTTGGAGTAAGACCAACCAATATTCTGCAAGGGTTTTGAGCTGCAAAATCAATTTCATGCAGCTCAAAACATACCTTGCAGAATCCCGACGGATTCCGTTCCGACCTACAGAATCAGAAGGCTTCTTAGCACCAAATTACAATCGGCTCCATACAAAAAAGCAACTGTAATCGGGATAGCCGACTGTTTCAATTACTTGGAACATCAATATTGGCAAAATCCAACTTCTTCAATGAGGAAGAATAAGATTTGGCTAAAGATAGTTGATGTATCAATACGCGATACATAACGCTTTCGAGATTGCGATTCGATTAATATACATTGTTACAAGTAGTTACTTGTCGAGGTCTTGATTGCAAAGATGCTGTTAGTACGTATTGACGTATGAACGTACTAACGTATTGATGTATGAACGTACTAACGTATTGACGTATGAATGTATTGACGTATGAACATCTGAACGTACTGACGTATGAACGTATGAACGTATGAACGTATGAACGTATGAACGTATGAACGTACTGACGTAAGAACGTATGAACGTATGAACGTACTGACGTAAGAACGTATGAATGTACTAACGTATTGATGTATGAACGTAGGTAAATACTGATGTATTGACGTATGATTGTAATAATATGCTGATATACAATGGTTCGGTAAAAACTACCGAACCATTGATATATAACTCCCATATTAAAATAAAAGTTCAATTGGTGTTTCTTGAGGTGGATATTGTTTATTATATATATGTATGAGATATAGCCCGACTGAACAAATGGAATTAATGACAAAATATGCACTTCCGGGTTCTGTAATCACTATATCGCCCGTTTTGTGTCCATGTAAAGAAGATTTATCCCCTCGAATTTCTCCCATTGCCGTAGCACATTTTTGCAAACCGCTTACAAGTGTTTTTACCTCTCCGATATTCCCGCAATTAGGTAGCAAACTGTATGCCTTGAGAATGTCTTCGACTAATTTAACAATATCCCCTTTATCTCTACATTTAAGTGAAATTCGGCTATCCGTCATAATTTCTTTTATAATAGATTCCAAGGCAGCAACAGCTAAACCACAAGCCGTGTCTGGATCAGATTCGACTTCTCGGAATGCCTTTTCAAATGTACGAGAGGCAAATTGATAGTTTGATTTCAGTTCATTCCTAAATATTGGAATAGATGGGATGTAATTTGGCGTTTCAATACCCAAATCGATTGCTATCTTAAGTAGCGTTTCGCCATCTATACTATGAATAGTGGCATCCAAATCTAAGAACTCTCTATTGTTATCGTTATAAGACAAATAAAAATTACAATTGCCGAAATCATCATATGACTCATGCCACTCTTCCAAGTAATAAGTCGCATCACGAGCTGTATATTTTTGATCAATTGCGGCCCGAACTTTTTTCTCTAAAGCCAACTTATAACTTGGTAAAATTCTATTCATTTTCCCAACAACAAAACATTATAAATATTTAAGTAAAACGCTGGATATTGGAATATCTATTAAGCGTTTGTCCTAGTTTGATTCGTTCTTTCGTTGACATCTCACTGCCATAATATACAGCTTTGAAACAACTTTTAGGTATGGTAGGGCGAAAGTAGATTCCTTCAAAAGGTGTAGAGTAAATAAATCGTATTTCGTCCTCCTCAGACCACTTCTCCTTTTGTTTTGAGGAGTATAAATATTGCAAGAAAAAAGTTTTTTCGAGTTGGTTACCTAAAAATAAATCCCAAGGAAGTATGCTCTGCACACTGTCAAAATACCGTACTAATAATGCAATTACATCGAATCCATTGGCATGAAGATGATTTATAACTCTCGACTGATCCAAAGCTATACAAACACCGTTCTCTACATCATTTGTAGAGGCATAATTTCTCCAAAGGACTTTATTATCAGGAGTTTTCCCACAACTACATATTCCTATTCCATAGAAAAAATCTTGGGCTTCTTGAAATTTTGCCTGAATAACACTATCTGGTATATCTAAATCTCTAAGCAACTTAATTTGCTTTGAGATATTACATTTAGAAAGACTCAATTCGTCATCATCATTTAACTTATCTCCGCGCGTAAATTGAAGATTACCTGCTGATAACATCTTAATAGCTGCTTCATAATCAACATATTTATATACAATGGGATATTGATTTGTTTCAGCCACTAAGTGACGCATGTATGATTTAACAACTTCCAAATCAATTTCAGTACGCATTATTTTTTCTTCCTTTTTATCGGGGGTTGATAGATGCTTACCAAATCTTCCCATCGAGGAATTGTGATGTCAATGCCATAGAAAGATTTGTATGCTTCAGAGACTTTTTTACGCCATCCTTTTGAAAGTTCATGAGTATCGGCATAGCTGAAAAGGGTTTCCTCAATCGCAGACAGATAATGCTCTAAAGATGCAAACATAGGAAAGCGAGAACGATTCCCAAACCACTTGGCAGGACGAATTTTGTGTATAACTTTATTCTTGTATTGAACATTGAGTGGCCAACCGTCCATTGAACGACAAATTTCCCAAACATTCTTTAGCCATAGGTCTCGTATTGAGACAATCCCATCAGCATTCATACTATAACCGAAAATGAGATACTTGGTATGAAGCATAAAGGGATTTTCAACAATCTCACGTGCATAAGCCTTGAAATCTGCAATGTCAAAACCGGGGGATGCTGAATAATTAAATGCTTTTACTTCAAGCAAGTCTACCGTATGGTTATCAGGATTAAGAAAAATGTCAGGTGGCATTTGAGTGTTCGGATTACAGTCAAATGCTATGTTGTTTTTCTTGAGCCATCCTTCGAGCCATTCCTGAATGATGTTGCCGACAACATCCTTTTGTTTTACAATGATGTTGACATCGCCGAGATAGAAGCGAATTTGCCCCTCCACGGTTTTTATTTTATCAACATTAAGAAGTCTATTGTAAACTTCTTTTGCTGTTAGTCTGAGTGGTAGTTGATTATCCATTAGTGCTGTTTATTGCATTAATTAAACGTGCGGCAACTGCCCTAATTACAGGAACAACCACAGTATTACCCAAGAGATCGAATCCGTCTTTTTCAGAGACATTGAGTTGCATGGTTTCGGGGTAGCCAAATAACCTAAGTCCCTCACGTAAAGTTAGACGACGTAAGCCTCCATTATCAGCAACATATAGTTTTTGCATATCCATAGCTACTAAAGTAGGTGCAATCTCATCAGGACCCATAACCTTGCTTATTTCAAAACTGAGCTTACCTGCGACTATATTATACCCTTTGGGGAGGGAGGTGTCTTGCTCTCTTACTGTTGTGGCAGTTCCAAATAAATCGGTTTTAGTTTTCTTCTGTTTAGGGTGTTCAAATTTCAGATAACCTTTTTTTGTCAAATCATCAAGCATTACTTGGAGATTTGGATGAGAGTAAAATGTGGAAATTTGTTTTGCAGTAAGAGGCATACCATCCATCCACTCTATTCCTATTTCTTCCGCCCATTTTTTCTTGCGTCTTTCACGAAGAATACAATTGAGCAATTCTTTTTGTTCTTTAGATACAGGACCTTTAATCTCTATGTCCCATGAATGAATATTGGTATCACCTCCGCGTTTGTCCTTTATTGATTTACCATATAACTCTTCTATTTCGAAATGACGAAGCAGCAACTTGATAAATGGACTATCAATAGTAGGCTTTCCAGATTCAAGAATATCACCTACTGTTTTCGTCGATTTAGGGAAGTCTGTTAAATTCGGTTTCTCAATAAATGTTCCAACAATATAAATTCTTTTCCTCTCCTGAGGAACGCCGAATTGAGAGGAATTTAGTACCTTGTACTCAACCTTATATCCCAAATTAAGCAATTTTGATATAATGACGTTAAGAGTTCTCCCACCATCATGATTAACAAGTCCCTCTACGTTTTCCAGAATAAAGCCTTGAGGTTTTTTAGCTCGTAAGATACGCTCCACCTCAAAAAACAGTGTGCCTCTGGTATCTGCAAAGCCCTGCCTTTTGCCTGCTGAAGAAAATGCTTGACAAGGGAATCCAGCACAGAGAATATCAAAATCCGGAACATCATCAACTGATAACTGCGTAACATCACCAACCATATTCTCTTGTGGATAATTGTCTTGCAAGACTTTTACGGCATACGGTTTGATTTCTGACGTCAACACGCAATAAGGCGTATAACCGGCTTCTTCCAAAGCCTGAGACAAGCCTGTGCGTATTCCACCAATTCCGGCGAATAAGTCAATAAATCTAACTGTTTTGTCAAGCATACAGCCAACAAGAAAGAAACTCCTCCATAGGCTGACAGGCGACCAAACCTTTTGCAACTACGAAAGAGTTTCTAATATATGGTAAATGTATTAATTACATTTGGGTGGTCTTTGTCAGCGCAAATTGCGATGGAGTGCAAAGTTACGAAAAATCTTTAAATTGGCAGCTATTCTGCCGAGAGAATTTATCTACAAGAAATGGAGAATGGGAACAAAGAGGCAACGGTATGGACTAATGAAGCGAGAACAGACACAAAGTAACTATTCAGCGAATCGGCAATAGAGGTGTTTAGGTTGATAATTCAATTTAATCAACTGAATATCATAAAATTAATAGCGATTTTATTTGCAT